CGGTTTACCCCGGATAAGTGAGAGCACAATGACAGTAAAATATAAAACCGTTATCACCAAAGCCGGTGCGGAAAAGCTGGCGGCGGCGACCGTCCCGAACGGGAAGAAAGTGAATTTTACGGCGATGGCCGTCGGGGACGGTGGCGGGAAACTGCCCGAACCGAACGCCAGCCAGACAAAGCTGGTCAATGAGGTCTGGCGTCATGCGCTGAATAAAATCAGCCAGGACAAAAAGCACAAAAACTATGTCGTTGCGGAGCTGGTTATTCCCCCTGAGACCGGCGGTTTCTGGCTGCGTGAAATGGGACTTTACGACGACACCGGCACGCTGATTGCGGTCGGTAATATGGCGGAGAGCTACAAGCCTGAGCTTGCGGAAGGGTCAGGACGCGCGCAGACGCTGCGTATGGTTATCATGGTGAGCGACATCGACACGGTCGAGCTGTCCATCGATACCACGCTGGTGATGGCAACGCAGGATTACGTCGACAACAGGCTCGCGGAGCATGAGCAATCACGTCGCCATCCTGACGCCACGCTGAAAGAAAAAGGTTTCACGCAGTTAAGTAATGCGACCGACAGCACGTCTGAGAGCGTCGCAGCGACCCCGAAAGCGGTTAAGGCGGTCTATGACTTCGCCAGTGCTAAATATACGGCTCAGGACGCGACCACAAAGCAGAAGGGCATTGTCCAGCTCAGTAGTGCGACCGACAGCACCTCAGAAGCGCTGGCGGCGACACCAAAGGCAGTCAAGACCGTTAGTGATGACCTGACCAAAGTCAAAGAAAGTCTGGGAACGGCATCAAAAGCGGATGTCGTGACATCGATGACGGACACGACCGCCGGGCGAGTGCCGGTCGTCGGCTGGCAGGGGCTGGGCGGCGGAGCCAGAGATACCAACGTTTCCAAAGAAGCCGTTGCTTCATTCTGGCGCGATACAGCAGAGGTTAAATCAGGGATTACGCTCCCGTATGACGGTACACCCACTACTAATTATTTTGGTGTCGACGGGGCGAACCATCACGCCTATATCGGGCGTCAAAAATCTGGCGATGGGATTGCCTGGGTAAAACTGTACAGCGAATTTAACAAGCCGACGGCGGCGGATGTCGATGCTGTTTCGGCCTCGCAGGGCGGAACATTCCAGAAAGGCATTGCCGTCAAAGGCAATGGTGCCACGGTGGCGCTGTGGCCGCTTGCTGCAGGTCAGTCAAGCTATCTGTTAGGCAAGGATTACAACGGCGATAACGCGTTTTATTTCGGGCGCGGGAGCGAGAGCTATCACGTATCGCTCTATAACTACAAAGGCAACAGCGGGATTATTTTAGGCTGGGAGGGGTCTGTTTTCCTCAATCCTGACGCCGGTAAGCCCGTTGTTGTCAATAATGGACCGCTGAAAGCCAGTACGGAAATTCAAAGTTCAAGTGCTAACAGTTTCCGGATTGCCTACGGGAATTACGGCACATTCTGGCGTAATGACGGCAGCAATCATTACCTTATGCTCACCAACAGCGGTGACGCATGGGGGGGTTATAGCAGCTTGCGTCCCTTTACCGTGAACATCCCGACGGGAAGGGTCTCACTCGGACATGGTCTGAATGTGACAGGCCAGGTCTTGCCGTCAGATTACGGGAATTTCGATGCGCGTTATCAGACTAAAGGGAGCTATGCCGCGCCGAATATCGCATCGAGAGCGGCGAATGGCTGGCTACAGGATGCGAGTACCGGTCTGATTTATCAGTGGTGTCAGGGGGCGACGGTCAGCAATGAAGCTAACCACACGGTGACGTTCCCTAAAGCGTTTCCCTCGGCGTGTCTTTTTGTCTCAGTCGGCACGTTAAACGTGAGTAATAACGACAACGCTGAGCAGATTTATCACCTTGTTTCTAAAACGACGGCGAACTGTGTCGTTAAACATAATCGGGCATACGGCAGTAACGGCAATGTTGCGCCGCTGGTCTGGGCTGTGGGGTACTAAATGAACGGATATTTTTACAGTGCGGCAATCGGTGGTTTTCTGTATGAAGGGGATCGTGCTGCGTTTGAGGCGGCGGCTGGCTGGCCTGCCGATGCGATCGCCATTTCTGACCGCTGGTATCAGCAACTTATCGACGGCCAGACCAAAGGCAAAATGATTGTGCCGAATGAGCAGGGCAAGCCGGTGCTGAAAGCCATCGCGCCTGATTACCCGGCAATGGCGGAACTGCAGAAGCAACACATTATCAGCGACGCGATGCAATCCGTGAGCGTGATCCAGCTCAAGCTGCAGGCCGGTCGCGCCCTTACAGAATCTGAGTCAGTCACACTGGCCGCTGTGCTGGATTACATCGATGAGGTTGAAAATATCGATACAGCATCCGTGACAGGTCAGGTCGACTGGCCGCAAATGACCCGCTAAACCAGAGCCCTCCACCCGAGGGCTTTTTGCTGGTTGTGTCATCCCCCCGCCAACGCCATTCCGTTTCCTGTATTCCGCACACAACACAAAATAGTGGCTCCACTTCACCACGGAGTTAAACGGATGGGCGACTATCATCACGGCGTGCAGGTCATCGAAATTAATGACGGCGTGCGCACCATTTCCACCGTCTCAACGGCCATCATCGGCATGGTCTGCACGGCCAGCGATGCAGACGAAAAAACGTTCCCGCTGAATGAGCCGGTGCTCATTACCAACGTACAAAGCGCCATTGCGAAAGCGGGTAAACAGGGCACGCTGTCGGCCTCCCTGCAGGCCATCGCCGACCAGTGCAAACCGGTCATTGTGGCCGTGCGTGTGGCCGAAGGTATCGACGACCCCGACGATCCTGACGCGGCGCAGAAAGAAACGATTTCCAACATCATCGGCACCACGGACGAAAACGGGAAATATACCGGGCTCAAAGCGCTGTTGACGGCGCAGACCGTCACCGGTGTTAAACCGCGCATTCTCGGCGTGCCGGGTCTTGATTCACAGGAAGTGGCGACCGCGCTCGCGTCAACCTGTCAGAGCCTGCGCGCCTTTGGCTACGTCAGTGCATGGGGCTGCAAAACCATTTCTGACGCCATCGACTATCGCAAGAATTTCAGCCAGCGCGAGCTGATGGTGATCTTCCCTGATTTTCTGGCATGGGACACCACGACAAACGCGACGGAAACCGCCTGGGCGACGGCGCGCGCGCTCGGCCTTCGAGCTAAAATCGACCAGACCGTCGGCTGGCATAAAACCCTGTCTAACGTCGGCGTGAATGGTGTCACTGGCGTCAGCGCTTCGGTCTCATGGGATTTGCAGGAGCCTGCCACCGACGCGAACCTGCTGAATCAGGCCGGTGTCACGACGCTGATTCGCAACGACGGCTTTAAGTTTTGGGGAAACCGCTGTTGCTCGGATGACCCGCTTTTCCTGTTTGAGAACTACACCCGCACCGCGCAGGTGCTGGCCGACACCATGGCGGAGGCGCACGCGTGGGCGATGGATAAGCCCATCACTGCGACGCTTATTCGTGACATCGTCGCCGGTATCAATGCCAAATTCCGCGAGCTCAAAACCAACGGCTATATCGTCGATGGTTCGTGCTGGTACGACCCGGAGTCAAACGACGTCACAACCCTTAAAGCGGGGAAACTGTATATCGATTACGACTATACCCCCGTCCCGCCGCTGGAAAATCTGACCCTGCGCCAGCGCATCACCGATACCTATCTGGCGAACCTGTCGGACTCGGTCAACAGCTAAGGAGCTGAAAGCATGGCATTACCGCGCAAGCTTAAATATCTGAACATGTTCAACGATGGCCTCAGCTACATGGGTGTCGTGGAATCCGTCACCCTGCCGAAACTCACGCGTAAGTTTGAGAAGTATCGCGGCGGCGGGATGCCGGGCTCGGTGTCAATCGACCTCGGCCTCGATGACGACGCGCTCTCTCTTGAGTGGACGCTCGGCGGTCTGCCCGACATCGATCTGTGGGCGCAGTATGCCTCGCCGGGTGCTGACAGTGTGCCGCTGCGTTTTGCAGGCTCTTACCAGCGCGACGACACCGGCGTCATTTCTGCCGTTGAGGTGGTGATGCGTGGCCGTCACAAAGAGTACGACGGCGGTGAGAATAAGCAGGGCGAAAGCGGGACGACCAAAATGTCGACTGAGCTCGCCTATTACCAGCTCACGATTGACGGCAAAGACGTCATCGAGATTGACGTCATTAACATGGTGCTGAAAGTCGACGGCGTCGACCGTCTGGCTGAGCATCGCAAGGCGATTGGCCTGTAACCCCTGAACCGGTCAGCGGTGCTGGCCGGTCACTTCACTTTGATGAGAGAAAGATATGAAAAAAATTAACGAAACTGCTGCGACCGAAACCGAAAACCCGAACGTCGTTACCCTCGATACGCCGCTGATGCGCGGCGAGCAGAAAATCGAAAACGTCACACTGTCCAAACCGAACGCGGGAACCCTGCGCGGCGTGTCGCTGGCGGCGCTGGCGCAGTCGGATGTCGATGCACTGATTAAGGTGCTGCCGCGCATGACGTATCCGGCACTGACCGAGCAGGAAATCATCCGCCTCGATGCGTCCGATCTGCTGTCGTTCGCCGGTAAGGTGATTGGTTTTTTGTCACCGGCTTCGGATCGTTAACCTTCCCTGAAAAACTGTCGGTCGATGACCTGATGGCGGATATTGCAGTGATATTTCACTGGCCGCCATCAGAGCTGTATTCCCTGAGCCTGACCGGGCTCCTGACATGGCGCGAGAAAGCGCTGCAACGTAGCGGAAATCACCATGAGCAATAACGTCAGACTTGAGGTGCTGCTGAACGCGGTCGACCGGGCAAGCCGACCGCTTAAAGCTATCCAGACCGCCAGCAAATCCCTCACCGGCGATATCCGCAATTCACAGAAAAGCCTGCGCGACCTTAACGCGCAGGCATCCCGGATTGACGGATTCAGGAAAGCCAGCGCACAGCTCGCCGTGACCGGCCAGTCACTCAGCAAGGCGAAACAGGAAGCGGCCGCGCTGGCCGTCCAGTTTAAAAATACGCAGACCCCGACGCTCGCACAGGCGCGCGCACTGGAAGCGGCAAAGAAATCCGCTGCCGACCTGCAGCTCAAATATAACGGCCTGCGCCAGTCCGTGCAGCGCCAGCGCACCGAGCTCACGCAGGCGGGGATTAATACCCGCCAACTGTCGACCGATGAGCGGGGGCTCAGGTCGCGCATCAGCGAGACAACCGCGCAGCTTAACCGCCAGCGTGGCGCGCTGGCGCGGGTCAGTCAGCAACAGG